TAGGTCAGGAAGTACTGTCGTTGCATCTGCTGGAGGTTCAGGTGTAGTCATACTCTCAATGCTAACAGCAAACTATACAGGAACTATAACAGGAGCACCCACTGTTTCAACGGATGGTTTAAATACCATACTTACTTATACATCATCAGGTAGTTATACAGCTTAAGGAAATTATATATGGCACATTACGCAAAAGTTAATAACGGAATAGTAGAACAAGTCATTGTTGCAGAGGCAGAATTCTTTGATAATTTTGTAGATTCTAGTCCTGGTCAATGGATACAAACATCATACAATACACATGCTAATCAACACCCAGAAGGCAGACCGCTACGAGGTAACTATGCTGGAGTAGGGCATACCTATGATGTGACTAACAATGTATTTTACAAACCTCAACCTTATCCATCATGGACACTAAATGAAACAGCATGGACATGGGATGCTCCAGTAGCTTACCCAGATGATGGCAATATGTATGAGTGGGATGAACCTACAAATAGCTGGATAGAGGTAACAAAAGGAGATAAATAATGTCAGTTACAATTAAAGGAACAGAAGGTGTTAGTAAGGTAGAAGCTTCTGGAACGCCATCAAGCTCTACTTTTTTAAGAGGTGATTATGCTTGGGCAGCACCTAGTGGTGGTAAAATACTGCAAGTTGTGCAAACAGTTAAAACTGATACAGCTTCTATAACATCTTCAAGCACAAATACTTTTGTTGACCTAACAGGATTGACAGTTGCAATAACACCGTCATCAGCATCAAGTAAAGTTTTGGTTACAGTTAGTGCTAGTGTAACTCAATCTACTGGTATATTACATATGATGTTGGTAAGAGATACTACAAATATAGTAGTTGGCGATACAGCGGGCAGTAGACTTTCTTCTACAATGAGTTCTCGCTTTGATAGTGCGCCTTACACATACAATAATAATATTACTGCCGCTTATAGTTTTTTAGATTCACCTAACACAACAAGTGCTACAACTTATAAATTACAAGGAACGCTAGGTTCTACCTATTCTGGTACTATTTATGTAAATCGCACACCAAATTCTGGAGACCTTAATTATGCAGCAAGAACCACAAGCACAATAACAGTTATGGAGGTAGCAGCATAATGGTTGATACACATAAAGCAATACTAGATTTATATCCAAATGTAGTATCAATAGATGATACAGAGGGTGCTAAAGATAAAGACGGAAACAATGTAGCAATAGATATGGCTTTAGTAGATGCTTGGGTAGATCCAGAAGCTTACAAATACCAAAGAGTGGCTGAATATCCATCATGGCACGAACAACTAGATAACATATACCACAACGGAATTGATGGTTGGAAAGCAGATATTAAAGCAATCAAAGACAAATATCCAAAACCTGAATAATGCCTTATCTTGTAGAACATATTTTTTGTATCATAGCAAGTATCATTGGGGGGTTATGTAATTACAACACACAAAAAGTAAAAGGAAGAAAGCCAAAGGGTGGTCACATTAATTGGATGATTCATAGAAAAAATGCAAGAATAGAATTGTTTTACAATATATGTATAGCACTTGCATCTATTACCTTTTTAATTCCTCCACTAATTGCCACATTTAATTTACATACTTCTTTTGAACCTGCTTTAGCTTTTTTTATAGGTTATTCAGGAATGAGATTAATACCTATGTTATTAGATAAAATAAAAAAAACACTAGATAAATTTTAGGATAAATTAATGTTTGGGATAACTTCATTTTCAGGTGCACCATTTAGTGATTTAGGTTCACGCACATTTACAGGTATTGCTAACATTAGTGGTACAGCAAATTTAACAGCAAGTGCTGTAGTTACATCAATTTTGTTTGGTACAGCTTCTATAAATGGAGTAGCAACAGTTAGTGTAGAAGCATCTAGCTCCACTGTTACAGGAAGTGCTAGTATTAGTGGAGTAGCAAACTTACAAGCAATAGGTGGCTTTATAGTAGATGCAAGTGGTGGTATAAATGGTTTCGCTACTTTAACTGCTGATGCAAATTCAATATTAAGTGGTAATGCTTCAATATCTGCAACAGCAACAGTAATAGCTGATGGACATATTCAAGGAAATAATTGGACAGTAGTCCCAGTAACTTTAAACACATGGAAGAGGATAGGATAATATGAGTCGTGATAAAATTTCAGAATGGTCTCCAACAGCAGGTTCTAATACTGATGTAGGTGGAATAAATATTAATGAAGGTTGCCCACCTGCTACCATTAACAATGCCATAAGAGAGATAATGTCTCAAGTAAAAGATTTTTCTACAGGTTATGATAATGATGATTTAGTGGTTGGAGGTAATTTTACAGTAGATGGAACAACAACTTTAACAGGAGTTCCTACTGCACCAACAGCCGTTGCTGGAACAAACACAACTCAATTAGCTACCACAGCTTTTGTTGAAACAAAAGTAGGTACTGTAGGCACAATGGCTGCTCAAAATTCTAATGCAGTTAATATTAGTGGGGGAGCTATTACTGGTACAACTATAAATTCTATTACTGTAGGAACAAACGCATCAGGAACAAAAACTGTTTCTACATCTAATCCTACAGGTGGTTCTGATGGTGATATTTGGTACAAGGTAGATTAAATGACTATCTATGTAAATGATAGCGGTTCAAATAAAGAAGTAAAAGAAGTGCTTATTAAAGATGGTGGTGTTTGGAAACAGGCATCTGAAGTTTATGTAAAAGAATCTGGTGCTTGGGAATTGGTGCATGGTGTTACTTATATTACTTTGTCAGGTGATGCTGATGGATTAATAAAGAATTTTAATTTAGCTACTTATTTAAGCCTTTCTTTTCCTACTATTGCACAAATAACTGTTGCTAGTGGAACGCATTTTGTATCTACAAGCAATACAGTCCCTGCGTTTGATGTGGGGTCTCTTGTTATTGGTAGCTCTGTAAGACTTACACTCCCTACAGATTCTAGTATTACTGGTAGGGGTGGCAATGGTGGACCAGGAGCTAACAGTGAAGGTGGTCAATCAGTAGCAGGTGATTTTGGTGGCACAGGACTATACACAAGATTTCCATTAAGCTTAACTAACAACTCAATTATTGGTGGTGGTGGCGGTGGTGGAGGAGGAGGTGGAGGTCGTAGAACATACTATGCTGCTGGGTCTGGTGGTGGTGGAGCAGGTGGCTACCATGAAGCAGGTTCTTCAGGAAGCATATTATCTTCAAATGGGTCAACAACTTTAAGTCCAGGATTAAGTGTAGCTATACCAGCAGGTGTTGGTGGAATTGGAGCTGGTCCAAGAGGGGAAGTAAACAATTCAGTAAGAGCTAGTGATGGGACTAGAACAACTGGTGGAGCTGGGTCTTGTGATGCTTTTGATGGCACAAGATGTGGTGGAGCTGGTGGCAATTTAGGTGTTAATGGTTCAAGTGGAGTTACAGCAGGTGGCACAGCAGGTAACGCTATAGATGGACATTCTTATATTACCTATGTTACAGCAGGAACAATATCAGGAGGTCAAGTAAACTAATGCCTACTAAACGAGTACAATTTACAGATTGGAATCCAGACCAACCAGACAATGCAGGAAGTCTTAATGATGCAAAAAATGTAATACCTGTATCTATTGGGTATCAACCTTTTCCTAATGCAGAGGATTTTAGTGAAGCAGCAACAGAAAATATTAATTCTATTTTTGTAGCAAAATTTGATACAGAAGTTGTTTTGTTTGCAGGTGGTGCAACTAAACTTTTTAAATTTAATTCAGCTACAGAAGCGTTAGAAGATAAATCTAAATCAGGTGGTTATACAAGTACATTTGCTTGGGTCTTTACTCAATTCGGAAAAACAGTTCTTGCTGTAAATGGGACAGCACCTATTCAATATTGGACAATAGGAACTTCAACAGCATGGGCAGATGTAGCAACATCTCCTACAGCTAAACTTATTACTGTAGTGAGAGATTTTGTAGTAACAGGTAGTGTAGCTACAGGAGCGTTAGGTCGCTCTACAGTAAGGTGGTCAGATATTAATGATGAGACTGATTGGACAGCAGGAGCTACATCACAGTCAGATTTACAAGTAATTGCAGATGGTGGTAATGTTGTTGCACTTACTGGTGGTGAGTTTGGATTAGTTTTTTTAGAAAAATCAATTTTAAGAATGTCTTATGTAGGAAGTCCTTTATTTTTTCAATTTGATAATATTTCAAGAGGATTAGGTTGTTTATCAGGTAATTCTGTTTGCCAATACAATCAAGTTTCATTCTTTTTAAGTGATGATGGATTTTATAAATGTGATGGCAACCAAGTTCAGTCTATTGGTAATGAAAAAATAGACAGATGGTTTTTTTCAGATGTAGATTTAAGTTTATTAGGAAATATGACAGCATCTATAAACCCAGCATTAAATATTGCTATATGGAATTATGCTAATGTTGGTGGTGGCAGAAGTATGCTAGTTTATAACTGGACATTAGATAAATGGTCAAGAGTTGAAACAACAGCAACTGTTTTGGGAAACATTGCAACATTAGGAACTACTTTAGAAGGTTTAGGCACTCTAGGTTACACTGATATAGATGTATTACCTGCATCATTAGATGCAAGATTATGGGTAGGTGGTAAATTTTTATTTGCTGGAGCAAGAGACACTAAAATAATTAGTTTTACAGGTTCTACTTATAACAGTGAATTAGTAACAACTGATTTAGAAAATGGATATAACTCTGTAATTAATTTATTAAGACCACAAATAGATAATGGTAGTGCAGATGTATCAGTAGCAAGTCGGAAAGAATTAGATGATTCTATTATATTTGGACCAACAGTATCTACAACATCAGAAGGTAGAGCCAATGTACGAACTGGTGGAAGATACCATAGAGTATCTGTTAAACCTACAGGGTCATGGGAAAACGCTATGGCAGTAGATGTAGACTTTAAGCCACAAGGTAATAGATAATGCCTAGAATGTATCGTACACTTCCCTATCAAGGCGGTGAACCTAGAGATGTAGCAGAAGTAGTCAATAACGCTATGAATGGCAAGACGAATAACAGTGGTACTTTTACTTTGGCAACATCAGTGACAGAAACTACAGTTAGCAATGAAAGAGCAGGTTTTGATTCAGTCATTGTATTTTCATCAAGAACTGCAAATGCAGCAGCAGAATCAGACCATACATTTATTAAAACAAAAGCAAAAGGTAGTTTTATTATAGGACATAGAAATACATCTAATACTGATGTAACATATGATTATATCATTGTTGGATAAATTTTATGAAACTCTATGTAGTGCCTACGAATCAAGTGCAAAGATTTTGGTATCTTGCAGAACCTTTATTACAAAAAGCATTAGACAAAGGTAACAACGAATTTACAGCAGACCAATTAAAGCTGTTAGTTACACAAGGTCAACAACAATTACTATTAGTAATGAAAGAAGATAAGTGTTATGTAGCTTTTACTGTTCAATGGATTAACTATCCTAACGACAGAGTGGCTTATATAACTTATATAGGTGGTAAAAATACTAAAGCAGGAATGGAGCAGTTTAAACAATGGGTTAAACATAATGGCGGAACTTCAATACAGGGTTCTACTAAATTTGAAAGCATTACTAAACTGTGGAATAGGCTTTACGGATTTAATAAAAAATATCAATTAATGGAGTTGAAAATAGAATGATTAAGTTAAAAATATGGCTATATAACTGGCTTGCTAAAGATTTAGGCAAATTAGGCAGAGAGGGAGATACTGAACTTGCTCATGTTAATACATGGGAAGCTAACCTTTTAAGAGCACATGGTGGTTCAGGTACAATTAATCCTGTTACTGGATTGCGTGAATATAAAGGTGGTGGAGGAGGTAGTACACAAACAACTACACAAAATATTGACCCTGCTATCTTGCCATACATAACCTATGGTTTAGATGAAGCACAAAATCTTTATGAAGATGCTTCCCCAGAATATTACCCAGATGCAACTTATGTTCCAGCATCAACAACTACAACAGAAGCATTAGGTTTAGCAGGTGATAGAGCAAGAACTGGTAGTCCATTAGTACCAGCAGCTCAAGCACAACAGTTAAGCACAATTAGTGGTGACAGACTATCAGCAGGTAATCCATATTTTTCTGCAATGATGGCAAGTGCAGCAACTCCTGCTGTCAATGAATTTAATAAAGCTATTAGAGATATTGGTAGTAGAACAGCAGTTTCTGGTAGATATGGTTCAGGTGCTATGGGTGAGTTAGAAAGTACAGCAACAGAAAATTTAGCAAATTCTTTAACTAACAGAGCAGCAGAATTAGCTTACAGTAACTTTGGTGCAGAAAGAGCAAGGCAAGATGCAGCTATTGCATCAGCTCCACAAATGGCTATGGCAGATTATTCAGACATAAATCAACTAGCTAAAATTGGTCAAACACAAGAACAGTACGATAAAGATATATTAAATGCAGATATTGGTAGGTTTGAGTTTGAGCAAAACAAACCATACAGTAAATTAGAAAGTTATCTATCAGCCGCTTATGGTGCTCCTGCTCCAATAAATCAAACTACAACAGGTTCTTCTAGTGGAGGAGGTAAATAATGGGTGCTCCAGTATTAGCAGGAATGGGAATAGGTGCAGCATTAGCTTTAGCTCAAGGTAGAGACCCTTTAAAAGCAGCCGCTATTGGTGGTGTTAGTGGGGGATTCTTTGGTGGTGCAGATGGACTTGGCTCTGGGTTTGGTCTTGATGGCATGGGATTTGATTTAGGTTCTGGTGCATTAGCAAACACAGGTACTAACTCTCTAAATGCAGGTGCAGGGCTTATGGGTGGTACAGGCACTGCTGTAGGCACAGGTGGTTTAATTGGAACAGATGCTATAGTTTCAAACAACCTACAAAATGTAACAGGTGGAGTCACAGGTCAAGGATTTAGCCCTTATGCTACCGCAGATACTTTAGGTCAATCTATAGCACAAGTAAATATGCCTTTAAGTAACTCATCTATTGGATTTACTGGAATGAACAGTAGTATTCCTAATCCAAGTTTGGGTTTAGATACATCCAATGCTATTAAAGACCCTTTAACTGGTCAAGCTGTCGCTCCTCAATACAATTCAATACCTCAAGTTGAAGAAGCTCCTTTATATACAGGA